CGTGCGCAACGTTGCCGATGCAGCGGGGTGCTTGGGAGTTACCAAAAACTTTTATTGTGGGGCGGCCATCATCCTCGGGCACGTAGCTGTCAGGGTCCATCTGCATTGGCGTTGCTTTTGGGCGGTGTGGCTTCTCCACCCGCCAGCCGTTTGACCGCGCCAGCCAGAACAGCGTGCCCACGGTGATGCTGCGCACCTCTGAAAAGCTATCCCACTTGTCGCTGCTGAATGCGGCATCATTCTTGGCCGCCAATGCCGACCATTCCTCCCATAGGACACGCCCCTGCCCGCCCACCGCAGCAAAAAGAGCCAAGCCGACCCGGATCCATTCATCATAGCAAAAATCCTCATTGGGGATATAGGACAGCGCCTCCTGGACCAGTTCGAACGATGGTGGCTCAAGACGCCGCAGGCCTGCAATCTTGCGCCCATCTCTCTCGACGTCACGGGTGTCCGCCTTCGTCTGAGCTCCTACCTGGCGCAAATAGCTGTCTGCCGCCGCGATGAACGCAGCGCAGCTATCCTTGGAAACTGCTGGCAGGTCTAACAACGCTACATCCAGAGGAGAGCTTTCCGGCCAATCATAAGGTGCCTTTGTGTCGGGATGGATGCCAAACCCTACGAACTGCTGCCCCGTTGCCAGCACCTCAACGCGCGCCACCTTGCCGTCGAGCATGTGAAATTCTGGCGTCTGGATTTTGTCGAAGGGCTCGTCTGTGCGGTATGCCAACAGGATTTTTGGCGCCCGGCCGATCCGTTTGGCCGGTGTGGCCCCCAGCATGTTGCAGGCAAGGGCGGTAATGTGTTTGGCTTTGTCTGCGTCGAGCAAATCGATATCGACACCGATGAGCGTACCACAGAGCAGGCCAGTATTTGTGCAATTGCGTTGGGCATTGGTCCAGCGGGTGATCTCTGCCTCGTCAGCCGTCGCGCAGACGGCCTCCCAGGATTTCATGACTGGACGTTTCCCTGCAGCCTTCGTGGCCACATGCGGACCAAGTACCGGGACGGGGTGGTAGGCGTTATCATAAAGGGCCAGGCGCAGGTTGGTGAGAGCATCCGCTGGCGCTATGTTCACTTGCGTCCCTCCTGTGCGGCAATCCAGTTCATCAGCGTGCTTTTGCGCGCGCAGATGACAGAGCCTATTTTGAAGTGCGGCAGGCCTTTCGCAGCCTCACCCGTCAGGTAGTAGACTTTCCGACGGTGCTTGGCGTCGCCGAATATGAATTTGGCGATTTGATCAGCCCCGCGAAGCAGGTCATCGCAGAGCGTTACTTCGGCCGCGGTCTGCTTCATGGTCTCAACGGATCCGGGGTGGTGGGTCATTGGGGGTCCTTTCTCTGGAAAACTTGCTGAATGAAGTGGGCCTCAAGTCCGTGGAGGCGTCGCCATGTGGCGCGAACATGCATGCTGATATTGATGCTGGCGGTGCTCAGAGCATTGGCATGGGTCGCCATGGCCAGCTTGTAGGCTCGTTCGGCGGTCGTGATATGCGCCGGTGAAGTGATGGTCGCGAGCTTGGCGCGACCCTCCGGACTGCCAAGCAGCCACGGCAACATCTGAAATGTGTCCTTTGATGTCGCCCGTCCAAGAATCAGATTGGTCTCTCGCGGCGGTGCATCGAAGAAAAGGGTGGCGAACAGCGGCGGCACCCGCAGGAACAGAATCTTTCGGTCGATCAGGTCGAGATGCCAGTCGTCTGACGATGATCGGATCAGCGCGCCCTCTTCGGGTGAAATAGTCCCGGAAATCGAGGCTACCAGCGCGGCCCATGTACCCGGTCTTGTCTTGGCCATCGCCTCTGCCACGATCCGGATGTTCCATGCGAAATGTTCGCTCATCGCGGCACCAATCGAGGCGATCAGCACATCTTCCTCGTGCCACATGCGTTTGAAGCCGCCATGCTCCTTGGGTGTTTTCTGGGCCTGAATGGCCCCGGCAGTCTTCAAGACACGCAGGGACGGCACGGGCATGCCTGATGCTGCCACCGCTTCCGTGTCGCCATAAAGGAACGTTTCGGGGGCTTCCGCACCGCTCCGTTCGTTGGCTGTCATTGTTAAGGGCTCCGTTCATGAACAAGGGCTTTACACACGCAACAGTTCATTGCAAGTGTCTGTCAGGCGGTTTTTAACGCCATTCGCGCGCGTTGACAACCGTTCCTATTTTTTACGCTCATGGAGGGAAATCATGGCCACGATCCGCAAACGCACGCTGCCCTCGGGCCTTATCCGCTGGCAGGTGGATTTCACCGACCAGGCGGGCAAGCGCCGGTCCAAGCTGTTCCCGCGCCGCAAGGACGCCGATGTCTATCTGGTGAAGGTCCGCTCCCTGGTCGCCAACCACACTTATCTGGCCGACAGCAACAGCACGACGGTGTGGATTTCGACAAGAGCTTCCACCACACACGCCAGCGCGCCGATGCTTATAACCAGATGAGCGAGCCAAAATCGCGAGCAGGTTTCTGCGACATTCCTGCCGGGCCAATGGTGCTGAACGCCCTGCGCCGCTGGAAACTGCGCTGCCTGAAAAGCGAACTGGGGCTGGTGTTCCCCGCGCCGCAGGGCGGGATCTTGCAGCACACCAAGACGCAGGCCCGGTTACGCAAGCTGCAGGATAAGGTCGAGGTGACAATGCGCTGGCACGATCTGCGCCACTTCGCCGTGTCGCTGTGGATCAAGCAGGGCTTCTCGATCAAGGAGGTGATGACCTTCGCGGGCCATTCCTCGATCCAGAAGACCATGGAGCGCTACGGCTACCTGTTCCTCTCACCAGACCACCACAACGCAATGGCTAAGGTTGAGGCGAAGCTGCTAGGCTATTGAGATTACCGTTTTTTGACAATGGCTTGCGGCGGTTTCGTGCGACACAAATGCAACATGGTAATGGCCTGATGTTTTCATTACGTTCTTCCTTTTGGGCACTGAAGTCTGGTGGGTGTTGCAGGCGAAAACACCCTGCTAAGAGGGTGTGATGAGTGATGTTTTGGCCTCCAACACCACCGCTATCCGTAACGTTGCAGCCGCCAACATTACTTTTTAGCTACTCACCCACGCCAGCGGATTGTGGACCAAAGCAGGTCAGCATGGCCAGCTTCATGATTGCGGCGCGCGCGCCCACGCGATGCTGATCTAGGGGTAAATCCTAAGACGGGAAGATTCCTGCAAGGGCGGCCATATGGTTCTCCACCTCGCCGATCACCATGGTGATGTTCTAGGCGCCGTTGTATTCGTTGGCCTCTTTCCGCTGGTCGGCGCAAAGCGCCATCACCGACGCATAACTATGCAGCAGGGCGAGGGGAGCTGCCCCCTTGGTGCTGTCCACCAAGAGGGTCAGGCTATTTAGGATTGCTTGTATATCCCGTTCCATCATGAAGCGACGGTTCCAATTCCATCGAGGCGTACAGCAACGGTCGCTGCGCCGTTGCCTGCGTCATCAACCGCCACACCGATGGCATAAAGCCCTGTGCCTGGCGTTGTAACCAACTTGGCTGCGTTGTCCCACGCGACCTGCGCGCCCAACGCCAGGACGGCGCTGGTGGCTTTGCGCAGGGTGAAGACGCCGGTCGTGGCCACTTCGGCGGGCTCGCCTTCTGCTGCGGTGTTGGCGGCAACACCAAAAAGGTTGCCCACCAGCACGCCGTCGCCGGATGTGATGCCAGCCATGGGTGCGGGGATGGTGATCACATCACCATTCTGGATAAAGGTTTTCATGGGTCATACCCCTTTGCTGGATTGAATGCGAACCACTGAGACTCGTTTCGGCCCAAGACTTGCGATGCGGCGTTCGAGGTCGCCGAGCGCTGCGGCCATTTCGCCATCGGTGGCATAGGTGATGCGCTTGCCGTCGTATTCGACGGTGCGGACGCCTTTGAAACGGGCCGCCAGAAGGGTGTCCCGCCATTGGGTGAGTTGTGCGATATCCGTCATGGTTACGGCCCTGCGTTGGCAAACCAGCCACGGTGGTCAATGAACCCTGCCCCGAAATCCAGGATCACCCGAATCTCGACGCCATCAACATCCCAGCCCGATTTGCTTTCGACTTGAGGGCCTTCGTTGCCGGACAGGTAAGCATATTCAAGGCCGTCGATCTCGCCGGGATCTGCGGTAATATACCACCGCGCAGCGGACGTCAGGCGCGGCTCGACGATGAGGTTGAGAGAGCCCGAGAAGGGGTTCACATCGGCCGCCTTTGCGGGTGAGACTGAGGCTAGCCACCTCTCGGCGTCTGTTTCCAGCGCTGGTGGCACCAGCAGGTATTTGGGTGTGACACGGATCGTGCGGTCCTCAATGCCCTTTTGGGTGCGCAGCGCCAGCCGTGCCGCTGATAACGTCGTGTCGGAAATCACTGCACCAGTGCCTGCCTTGTTTCCGTGATCGGCATGGAACAGCGTCTTGTTGTTAGAAAGCTTTGGCCCGTTGCCGGAGTTGGATTCCAGCAGCGCAACCAGTATCCTCGCCTCCGTCTCTGCTGCAGCCTGCCCCATCCTGCGAGCAAGGTCTGAGAAGGCACCGAGGTCATCATTCACTAGCACCTGCCGTGTTACACCGATCTTGCGTGCCCAGGTCTCGACCTTATAGGCCTCGCGCGCTTCGGCCATTGTTCCGGCTTTGATCTCGCCGTGCTCGTTCAATTTTTCCAGGAGTGGGGCTTCGCCCAGCATGATCTTGTTGACTGAGCGAAAATCCCGCGCACTGGTTTGCCGACCGAGTTGGCGGATCCCGGAGGGGGCTGCCTGATAGCTGTCGCGCAAGACCCGCCCGACAGTATCCCCAAGGATGATTGGGAAGTCTGAGGTTGTATGCAGCGCGCGCGTGACAAGGCTCGCAGGCGACAGCGCCATGGTGGACTCGCCGCGCAGGGTCAGCAATTCCTTTGCCATGTCCACTGGTGTGGAATATGCATAACGCCGGGCCGGTTCGCTGATCTCATGGCGTGGGTTGATCCGGGCATAAAGTGCCTCACCCATCTGCCGCGCGCGCAACGCCGGATCATCATAGCTATTGCCCATTTCCACGCGCATCTGCTCACTGCGAATGATAGGTGCACTGCGATTGGCCAGCGCATCGAACGCGGCACGTCGAGCCATGTCTGGATCCGCGCCACCATCGATCTGACCATCAATCCAAGTTTGGTCGAGGCCCGCGATACGGCCTATGGAGCGGATTTCAGCGTTTTTTGTGGCGCGGGATTGAACATCGTTATGGGGTGCAACGATGTTCGTGTGGGTTTGGGCAGTATTGTCGCTGGCAAGAGCGCTGTTGCGGGTTGGAGCATCGTTCCCCGTTGGAACCTTGCTCTGTTTGTCGGTCATGTTGCTCTCCATTCGAATGTGAGCGCCGGGATCGGCGGGTGTTGGCACAAGGGAAATCTCGTGAGGTGTCCAGCGCACAGCGGTCAGCACGCGCGCGCCTCCCTCGGTGGTCTCGGCCCAATCCTCGACGGAGTAGCCGACCGACACGTGGCGAAGAATGCCGGCCATAACGTCTTGCCAGATCGGTTCCACCTCGGGCCGGCCCGAAAACCTCAGGACTGCTGTGCCCTGTTGCCCGTCGACGGTAGCGCTGCGCACAGTGCCAAGCACGTCGCGTACGGCTGACTGGCGGTGCGCGTCTAGCACGCTTGCTCCTTGCAGCCGTGACAAATCCACAGCCTCAGGTGTCAGGCTCAATCGTTCTATGTATTGACCTGCCATGTCGCGGCGGCGGACCGGCGCGCCGGTAGACCAGATGACCTCAACGCTTCGTTCGGCAACGTTGATCGACTGAGGCTGTAAATTCGCTTGCCGTGTATGCAATTCCAAAGCCTCAGTCATTGCTAGTATCCTTTTGTTGCGGAGCTGACGGTTGTCCAAAGGTTAACCCCATGCCATCGGCACGGTCCTGTTCGGCCGCAATCTCGGCGTCGACCTGTTCGGCGTCATAACCCCGTTCAGAAATTGCTTGGCTGCGGGATTTGAGCCCTGCGCCAATGGCTAGGATCTCTGCCTGGACGTCTTTCATGGGGTCGACGTAATCGAACTTGGGTGGCAGCCAGCTGCAGCCTAGGTAAGCTGCGGGGTCAGCGTCAAAATCCCGGGCGGGTAGTTCGCCGGTCAGCACTGCGAGGCGCACAAAGCGCTCCCAAATGGGGCGGCAGAAAAGATGCACGACCACGTTATGCTGCAGCTGTTCAACCCGGCGGCGAAATTCCACCAGCCCAGCTCGAATTGGGGAATAGGTGACGCCTTCCAGGTCGCCCGAGACCAACTCATAGGGCAGGCCGAGCCCGGCGGCGACAGCGCGCAGGTGGTTCTTCACGAAAGGTGCATATGCGTCATGTTCCGTTGGGTTCGAAAACCGGATATCTGCGCCAGGTGGTAGAGGAATCAAGCTGCCAGGCTCCATGCCTACAGTCAGCACGCCAGAGCGATTGTCACCGGACAGCCCACCAACGGTGCCGTCTGGATCGGAAATAAACCCTGTGAAAAGTGCAGCGACCTTGGCCTTGACGAGCGTGGCGTCCTCGAACTGATCCAACTCGTGCAGGCGTAGCAACACCGGCGCTAGCCATGTGATACCGCGCAGCTGGCCTGCAGCCACAGGTTTGAAAAGGTGAATGCAATCAGCGGCAAGAACACGGTTGGGATCCATGCGAAGGGATCCCAAGGGGTCCCCCGGTCGGGCGGACAGGACCCGATAGGCAACACGGCGTCCGGCTGAGTCAAACTCGATGCCAGCGCGAATCCGCGTCCCACCACCGATATCACGATGCAGATCTGTGGGCACCTGCTCGCGGTCCAGAAGTTCGATATGAAGGGGAAAGCTGTCAGTGTCGTTGGTTACCCGCAGGCGGGCAAAACTCTCGCCACTCTCGACCATCGCACGCACAGCCATGGCCTGCAGCCCGTAGAAATCCGCCAACCCGTCTGGCGCAGCATGATCAGTCCAGCGCAGCCAGAGCGCTTGTAGCTGTTCGCGCACTGCACGGTCTGGATGGGTCGATTGAGGCTTGATGCCTGCCCCAACGACATTGCCAACTAAGCTATCAACCGCGGCCACAATCCATGGGTTATTGCGTGCATACCATCCCGCGCGCCGGGCAGCCGGTAGCCCCCGCAAGGATCGCTGTGTT